CGTCGAGCGCCACGACGCGGTCGCCAGGCTTAAGTCGCTCGATCGGCACGGTATGGCCCGAGGCCAGACGCACCGGCGTCCCGGCGAGCACGCAGTTGGAACCACCGCCACCACCGCCACCCCCACCTCCACCACCCCCGCCGCCGCCTCCACCGCCACCTTCCCCGCCTCCGCCGCCACCACCACCGCCGCCGGAACCATTTGAACCGCCGCTGTTGCCGCTGGAGTCACCAGAACTCATCCCAGACGAGCTGCCAGCACCGGAGCTGCTCGCCGCCGACGAGGCCGAGCTTTGCGCGCTGCTCGACGGCGTATCGCTCGGCGTGCTCGATGGCGTGTGCGTCGTGCCCGGCGTGTTGCTGGTGAACGCATCGGTGGTGTAGAACGTCAGCGTCGGCGTGCCGCCCGGGCCGGTTGTATAGACCAGATCACCTGTGGTCATATAGCTCGCCGGCATGCTCGGCGTGCTTGTTGGCGTCGAGTACGTGCTGTCCGAAGAATCGGACGACTCCGACGGCGTCGAATAGTTGCTCGATCCGCCGCCCTGCGGAGGGCGGCCTGTCGCCCAGACCGGGATGTAGAGGTAGTACCGCGTCGGGCCGTTACTCATCGCACGGCCTCCTGAGGCTTCACATTCGGCTCGTACCAGCCCTGCGTGCTGACCGGCTTGCCGCACTCGGCCGACGCAGCCGCGACGGCGTCGGCGAACTCCATGCGCTCAAACACCTGCAGTTCGCTGCCGGGCGAGCAGTTCACCACGCGGAAGCGGTGCTTCTCGAAGTGCGGCTTAAGGGCCTCGAAGCGCCGGGCCAACGAGTCATAGAGCACGTTGTTGTGTCGGATCGCGTTGGCAGCCCGGTTCTCGGCGAAGGCGTACTTGCGGTCCTCGGCCATTTTGAAGTCGCAGCCCAGCAGGTACACCGTGCCGAAGCCGAGGTAGTGCAGGAGGCGGAGTGCCACGAGCATGACCGAGCGCTTGCCGGTGATGCCCAGGGAGTCTGGGTTCTTGGCGTCGTTGCCCCACGGGACGCTGTCTCCGGTCAGGAACCGCTCATGGTCGAAGTGATCCGCACGGCGGAAGAACATGACGCTTGGCATCTGCCGGACCCGGAACGCGCTGTTGCGCATCGCGCCATCAGCACCCTGGATGCGGAGCCGCTTGTCCCACATGCACGTGGGCACGAACTTCAAGATGCCCGGGTCCTTCCAGCCGGTATCGATGAAGCGGCCGGGATCGTCAACGCAGGTCCACAGCGTCGGGCGATGAACGGCCCAAGCGTTGTTCACGGCCATCGTGACGATGCCGCGCTTGTTGAGCGCGGCGAGGTCGATCTGCGCGAGCGAGGGTCCCGACAGGATCAAGAACGCCGAGCGCCCGCGGTAGAACCCGCCGAGCGACACGGAGTCGAAGTCAGCGGTGTAGAGGCGCAGGCCATCCCGCGCCGGCTTACGCGCCTTCAGCCCGACCTGGAGCGCCGCAATGTCAGACTGGTTCTCACGCACCGCAGCACCCCCCACCCCCACGATCACTGCCACCCTTGAACCGCCCGACGATGAACCGCCGCTCAGCCCGCGGGTTGATCACGGTGGCGACACGCCCGATGCGGTCGAGCCACCAGTCCAGCGGGCGCACCGTCGGGTGCAGACCCACGCCGGCGACGGTGGTCTTGCTAGGCCGGGTGCAGATCGAGAACACGAAGTTGCCGCGCGGCTTGGCCACACGGCGCATCTCCGCGAGCACCGCGTCTACATCCTCAGGCAGCAGATGCTCGAGTGCGTCGAAACTCGTGACGACGTCCGCCACGCCCGCGTGCAGCGAGGTCTTGTGCATCGGGCGCACGAGGTCGGCATCTGGGAACGCGAAGTCCACGCCCAGCCCGTCGATCCCCAGCCGGCGCAGGTCACGCACGAGGTCGTTGCGGCCGCATCCGAAGTCCACGACGAACCTCGGCTTGAGCTTCTGGATGATCGGAACAGCAAGCTTGCCGTGGTTGGTCGAGCCGTATGTCGAGCCGGGCTTGGCGGCCAGTGCCACGTATTTGGCCCGCTCCTTCTCGCGGCGTGTGTCGAGTGTGGTTGGGGACGGGGGGGTGGTCATTCAGCACCTCCGATGTAGAGATTGAACTTGCGGTCCTCGTCGGCGGGGTCGGCGATCTCGATGAGGCTCATGGCCTCGAAGACCCACACCGGCTTGCCCTTGCTGTTGCGCTCGCAGGTGAGTTGCACGCACACGCCCTCGGGGATCGGCACGAGCTTGGGTTTGAGCGACCGCGCGGGTGGGCACTTGGGAAGCACGCCGGGCAACTCGCACACCGGTCCCAGCCCGAGCAGGCCACCGAACCCGGAGCCGGGCTCGGAGTCGTGGGGGTTCATGTGGTGGGCCTCGAAGCGGTTGAGCGCCAGCCGCGTGGGATCCTCGCCGCCGCCTGCGAGCTGGGACGACATGCCACCGTCGATGGGCACATACCGGAGATAGGTCTCGCTGCCGGGGTTGCCGTCGATCTGAGCCTCCACCCACGGGTAGCGCCAGCGGTTGCGCTCGGTGGGGATCGCCTGAGCCGCGCCGAGGATCGCGGTCACTCGCCCGGGGGACGGGCGGCCGAGCTCGAGCACCGCCCACTTCTCGCCGGTGCCCTCTTCCTTCCAGAGGATCGGGATGCCGCCCATGGGCGTGCTGGCCAGGACCGTCTCGTCGGCCGCGAGCTCGCAGGTCGTGTCCGTCTCGTTGGTGATGAAGACCCGCGCCACCGTCACGCCGGTGAGCACGCAGCGCCCGAGCTTGTTTGGCTTGATGGGCTGGAGCGCGACAACAAACGCTGGACCGGCGGTCTCATCCGTGGCGATGTCGCCAGTCAGCGGCGTGCGGCTCTGGAATGTCCGCTCTTGGTCGTCCTCGCCGGGCTCCACCAGCACGCCAGTGATCGCCAGCGCGTGGTACGGCTCGATCTCCTCGCTCGAATCGTTGCGGACCAGCACCACGCCGATGCCGCGCTGGGCGGACTCTACCAGAGGTCCGGCGAGGGCCTGGCCACGACCCTGACGCATGCGCAGGTCAACCGCCGCATCGACGAACGCGTTGTACGCGCCCGCGGGGAGGCTAAGTGGATCACCGGACCGGACTTTGCGGAGGTCGTCAGGCATGGTTGAAGGGACTCAGATCCCCAGTGCTCCAAAGTTGGCGGCCTCGTACACGCGCTCGACGTAGGCCGCGATGGGTTTCTTGATGATCGCCCCGGACCCGGTGTCCTCGGCGTCGGCGTATCGCACCCACAGGTACTCCCACCCCTTCTTGCTGATGCCGGTGATGGAGCCGACGGAGAGGCCGGTCTGGTTGGGGCTGGCCGCGAACCGGAAAGTGATCTCCCAGTCGCCACCCCCCACTCCGGAACCGTCGCCACGCTTGGAGCCGCTTGCTCCAAGGAAGAGCACTTCTCCGGGCGCAAAGCCCTTGAACGCGCCGGCGTTGGTCTTGCCGGTGCAGCTAAAGATCGCGCCCTTGTACGATGCGGTCACTTGTGAATTGCTGAAGTAGTGCGTCTCGGAGAACTGGTACACCGGCACGGTGATGTCCACGCCCTCGACGCCGTCTGCGGTCACGCCGATCGCGCCGCCAAAGTCGGGCGCGGTGGTGCCGGGCGCGGGGCGGCGCTGTACGGTCTGCAGGCTCTGCGTGATGTGCTGTGTGCCGCCGCCGGTCTCGAAGTTGAACGAGGCTTCGCTGGGCGTGGACGTGCCGCTCGTGCTGTCCTGGCTGTAGCGGACCGATACGTCCCACAGCTGCGGGCCGATTGGCTCGATCTGGATGCTCTGACGCGGGAGTGTGTCGTAGGTCGAAGGGGAGTTCGCCTGAGCCGCATCTCGGGCAGCGATGTCGTTGTCCGTGCCGCGCACGATGTAGCCGAGCTCCGCAGAGGACTGCGACGCCTGGTTCGCCTTGGTGGACTTGCGGCTCTCGAACTTCTCAAAGACCTCAACGGGCACGGGTGATGACTCCTTTCTTGGGGTGGGGCTCAGGCGAATCGCAGACCGTTGTCGACGCGGGCATCCAGCAGCCGCTTGGTGTTCTTGGCCGTCGCCTCCGTCGCGGCGGCAGTACGCTCGGCGGCACCCCCGCCGGTGCCGAGCCCGGAGACCGCCGCGGCGCTGAAGGTGCCCGTGACGCTGATCCCCTTGGCGATCCGGTCGCCCAGGCCAGACAAGCGGTCCTCGAAGTCGGCGAGCGGATCACGCCGCGGGCGACCCGGAACCTTCTCAGCTTCGGCGGCCTCGCGCTTCTTGCGGGCTTCCTCGATCGCGGCGGCGAGCTTCTGCTTGGCGGCGTCGAGCGCGGCCTGGGACTCTGCAAGGCCCGCAGCGGTGTCCTTGCGCAGGGCTTCCTGCGCGGTCTCGAAGTCCTGGCCGATGCCTGCGAGCGTTGCCTCGTGCATCGCTGCCGCGTCCTTGCGCTGGGCCTCACGTTCCTTGTCGCGCGCGGTCACCGACTGCTGGGCGGCGTTCTCCAGTTCGACGAGGCGGGATTCGAGCTGCTGGTCAACCGCCTTCTTGGCCGCGTCAACGTCGAGCCCGTCGTCGAATAGGCCTTGAATCTCCAGCATCCGCTTGGCGACCCAGCTCGAGGCCTCCTCCCAGATCATCTGGAAGCCGGTGGCGAAGTTGGTCCAGGTCTTGGAGAGGAATGCGGTGGTCTCGATCCACGCGACCTCGATCGCGTGGAAGACAATCTCCGCCGCCGCGAGCGCGCCGTACCACATGGAGTACGCCGTGGAGACGAAGAACTCCTTGGCTCCGAGCCATGCCTTGTTGAGCGCCGCGACGCCCTGCTGCCAGATGACTTTGAGCGAGAGCCACAGGATCTCGGCGGCCAATGCGATGTCGCCGGCGGCGAGGGCGTCGGAGATGCCGCCGACCACCTTGCCGACCCAGTCACGCAGCTCGGTGAACTTCTCCGCGAGCCACGACAGCGCGTCGCCGCCCGCGCCGGTGACGACCAGCAATGTGCCGCCGAGTGCCACGATCGCGGCGATGGTCAGGCCCACCGGCGTGAGCACAGCGCCGATCGCGGCCCCGATCAGGCTGAACGCCGTCCCGATCCCGCCGATGACGGCGGCCACGATGCCGAGCGCTGCACCAATCCCGGAGATGATGTAGCCAAGCCCGACGATGGCGATCCCCGCGACGGCGACCGCCGCTGCGACCTTGAGCGCCCAGACCACCGTCTCCTTGTTCGCCTTCACCCACGCCGTGGCGCTGACGACGATCCGCGTGATCCGCTCAGTCAGGTCCTTGATCGTGGGCGCGAGCGCCCCGCCGATGGTGAAGACGCCCTGCTTGAGGACTTTCCAAAGCGTGCCCAGCGCATCGTTGAGTTCCGCCGCGTCACGGGCGGTCTCGGTGCTCACGGTCAGCCCCAGCTTGCGGGCCTGCTCCTGCATCTCGTTGATGCCCGCTGCTCCGTCGGCCATGAGCGGCAGAAGCTTGGTTCCCGCCTTGCCGAAGAGCTCCATCGCCGTCGCGGCCCGGAGCGCGGGGTCTTGGATCTGTGAGATGCGATCGGCCAGCAGCTTGAACTGCTCGTCGGGCGAAAGCTTGGCCAGGTCCTGAACCGTCAGCCCCAGCCGCGCGAGGGCCTCGTTCGCACCCTTGGACCCTTGTGAAGCCTCCGTGAGCGTCTTTTGCATGACGCGGAGCCCGTTCTCCAGCGTCTCCATGTCCGTGCCGGAGAGGTCGGCGGCGTAGCCAAGCTCGCTGAGGGCCTCAACACTCACGCCCGTGCGGGCGCTCATCTTGTCGAGCGCGTCGCCCGAATCGCTGAACGCCTTCGCAGTGCCAAGCAGCGCCGTGATCGCGCCGACGCCGATGCCTGCCACCTTCGTGCCGATGGATCGCAGCCCAACGCCGAAGGCTTCGAGCTTCTTCTGGGCCGCCTTCAGGCCAGCCGACAGCTTGTCGCTGACGCCCAGCTCAACGAAGGCTCGCCCGGACCGGATGCCACGCGTATCGGCCACGTTCAATCACCCCTTCTTGATCGAGTTCCGCCACAACAGCGGCAGCTTCGGCCGCTCCTTCTCCAGCGCCGGGGCCATGTACGGCCGGGGCGCGATCTTGACCTTCCGCGACGTGAGCTTCCCCCCACGCCGCCGCAGCACGACGGTGTCGCCGCCGTGCTCGAGGACGCTCGGTGCCGGGGGGTCGCTCTTCTTGAATCCCACCGGCCCGATCACCACCGAGTCGTTGGGCTTGTCGTACCCGAACAGGATCAGCCGACGCAGGCTGCCCTCGTGCGAATGGGGCGGGGCCCCGGGAGGAGCCGACCCCTTGCGTTTGCGGATGCTCGTCTTGGCCGCCGTGCGGATGAACGCGCCGGCCTTGCTGAGCACCTTCCGCTTGGCGTTGTCGACCGCCGCCATGACGACGTGTGGGGGGCGGTCGAAGAACATGTCCTTGATCCGCATGGTGATCACTTCCGTGAAGCTCCCGCAGCGGGCACATCCTCGGGATGCACGAACCTCGGCGGGACGCAGTACCACCCCTCGGGGAGCGTGACGGTGTCGTCGCCAAGGACCCATGTCGGCGGCTCACCCACCAGGCGGTAGACCCGCCCGGTCATCCCCGGCCCGATCCGCAGCGGGCTGTCGTCCGCCACGAGCACGGTCCTCCCAGGTGCGCACCCGGTCGCCGATGCGAGAGAGAGTGTCAGCAGACCGGCGAGATTCCACGGCGTTCTTCGATTGGACATGACGGTTCTCCAGCCACTTGAGCAGGCCGATCACGAGTGCTGCAACGATTTGTGCGACCCATTGCATGGTGTGTGGGGGTAGTGGGTGTGGGAATTACTTGCCCGCGCCAACCTGCTCGCTGGACTTGTCGTTGTCGCGTGCGAGCACCAGCCCGACTCCTGCGGTGATCATCGCGATCACCATCGTCCAGTCGGGGACCGTGGCGGGGTCGTTGTCGAACTGGGCCGAGACCGCCGTGGCGACGGCGGCGACGATGGCGGCGATCCCGGCGAGCGTGGTCTTCCATGATTTCATATGCAGAACTCCTTAAAAGTGGTTGAGGTCCGAGGGCATCTGCCCGTTGATGAACACGTCCTTGAGCACGGTGACGGGCACCTTGGGCACCGGCTTCTTCACGGCGAATGGGTCAAAGTCGGAGGGCTTGAGCGAGCGGGAGCGTTTGGGGTCGCGGTGCAAGTTGGCGACGACGGACATGAGCGAGGCGGCGATGGACCAGTCGTGGCGCTGCCGCCCTTCGAGCATGTCCATCAGCTCGCGGAAGGTCAGGAGGGCGGGGTCGACGCCGACGGCTCCGGCGCACTGGTAGAGGAGTCTCCAGGCATCGTCCCCTCGAACAGCACTCGGCTGACCAGCTTGTCCAGTTCCCCCTCGCTGGTCAGCGTCGCGATCCGCTTCTCCGTCAGGTCCCTGGCCTTGTCCAGCACCCGGTTGGTGGCCTGGAGCACCCGCCCGAGGTTGGCCCGGTCCCTCGGGCTCGGGCAGAAACTGATGAGCTCATCCAGCAGGGCGCCCGTCGCGGCCTCGATCGCGTCGCCCGCCATCGCCTTGCCGAACTCCTCGTCGGAGACCCGGGGGGTCGCCGCGTCGGCCTCGGGCTTGCAGACCGCGTAGACCACGTCGCACAGGAGCACCGGATCGCGGATGAGTTTCTCGATGAGCGTCCCCTCGATGACTTGCATCAGGTCGACGCCGGTAAGCCCGCGCACGCGCTTGAGCGTGGCGACGTTGATCTCGACTGTCCAGGTCCTGCCCGAGTTGTCCTTGAATTGCCGCATCCGTGCCTCCGTGGGGTTGTGGGGAGAAGTCCGATCTGCCCGTCTATCCAGTTACCCGACCTCAAGTCCCCGGCAGCCAGCTGGGTGCCGTGGCCGAGTAGGTCACCTTGGCCGTCACCGAGACGGTGATGGCCTCTTCGAGCGCCTCGCTGCGGCTGAAGTTGGTGATCGAGAAGTCCGCTTGCAGCCCCTGCCCGCTCGCGCCGTCGAGGATCTGCATCCCGATGGCCGAGTTGTTGAAGAAGGCGTTCTTGATGGCGGCGAACCCGGCGTCGCCGGTGTCCCAGACCATCTCGAACTCGACGCTCGCTTCCTTGAGCGTGGCGACGGTCGCACGCCAGCCACTGTTGGCGCGGGTGGTCACGTCCGCCTCGCCAGCCTCGAGGTTCAGAGTCAGGTCCTTGACGTTCTTGAGTTCCGTCCAGGTTGCTGCGCCGACCTTGTACTTGAGGACGGCCTCCATGCCGAGCTTGATTGCCATCGCTGACTCCTTTTGACTCGGCGCTGTGGCCGACCACATAGACCGTCTCGCCGCCCTTGCCCTTGACCAACAGGTCCGCCAGGTTCACCCGCTCGAAGTAGTACTGCGTGCCCGGGGGGATCTCGATGGGGTCGGTCTTGCCGTCGGACAACTGCACATCCTGTGAGTTCTTGTGCGAGGCCGTCAGCGTGAACGTCGCCACGAGCTTCGTCGGTGACAGCGGCTTATCACCTACGTCGAGGTTCATCTTGAAGATGATGGCATTCCGCACCGCTACCTCCGCTCTCGGTACGTCACACTCAGAACACTCGTGAACACCCGGTGCTGCTCGAGCGCCTCGCCCGACACCACCGGCTCGTTGCTGAACCCGACCCACGCCGCATCGGGGAAACCCTCCAGTCGCTGGAAGCGCAGGTGATCTGCGATCGCTTCCACCAGCTCGAGCAGTTCGTCGATCACCGCATCCGCACCATCGGCTGGCAGCTTCTTCTGCACACCCACATCCACGACGTACTCGACGGCCAGGCTGTCCCGCGTCACAGGCGACATCTGCACCGTCCGGGGAACCACAGAGACCCGAAGGTCTTTGAGGTCCTCCAGCGTGAAGGCGGGCTGGAACATCCGCACGGCCGTGAGGGGCTGCGAGAAGGTGCTGGTGTTGATGTGCGCAGCGACGGCGTCGGCAATGGCGGCGATCGTGCTCACGGGCCACCTCCGATGACAGGCGAGCCCATCGGTGGCACGGCCTGGCGTGGTGAGTTGCTCGTCAGCCCGTGGAGCTTCCCTTCGAGGAACCAGATCTTGCGTTCCATCTCGGCGTACTGAGCGCGGATGCTGCGGGCCTCGCCGATGAACTCGTCGAGCCGCTTCTCCACCTGCTGGAGCTTGGTGGTCACCACGCCCCATTGGATGGTCATCGCGCCCGCCGCGAGCACGACGGTGACGACCACGCCGGCCCACCGAGCACTGCCGTTCTGTCCGTTGCCTTCTGCCATCGTTACTCCGTTGCGA